AAATAAAAATAGAAAAAGAAGCAGTAAAAGAGCCAAAGGTTGATAAAAAAACCAAAAGCCAACTACCTAAACCTGCTGGGTATCGTATATTAATAGCTATGCCAGAAGTTGATGAAAAGACTGATGGAGGAATTATTAAGGCAAGTCAAACTGTAAGGGATGAAGAAGTTAGCAACATATGTGGATATGTTCTTAAACTTGGTCCTGATGCATATGGCGATCAAGGAAGATTCCCAAATGGACCCTACTGTAAAGAAGGAGACTGGGTAGTGTTTCGTGCTTATTCTGGCACTCGAATTAAAATTTATGGTAAAGAGTTTCGTCTAATTAACGATGATACTGTGGAAGCAGTTGTCGAAGACCCAACAGGAGTAGTTAGAGCATGAGTGAGCAAACTGTAGAAACTTCAATTGAAACGAAATTTGAACCAGATGCTAGTGGTGATATAAAGCCACAGACAAGTGAAGATAAATTTTTTGGTGTAAAGACTGAAATTAAAAAAAATAACGATGAACAATTAAATGTTGAAGTCGTTGACGACACACCAGAAGAAGATAGAAGACCACCAAAACAACAAACAACAGAAGAAACAGTTGATGACGATACTGTTGATCAAGAGATTTCAGAGTTAAGTGAAAGAGCTGGTAAACGTATTAGTAAAATTAAATATGAATATCATGAAGAACGTAGAGCTAAAGAGGCTGCAGAGAGAGAAAAACAAGAAGCAGTAAAACAACTTAAGACTCTTTTACATGACAATCAAAGGTTACAACAAATAGTTGCTGAAGGAGGCAAAGTTGTAAACCAACAAGCTTTAAATAATGCACAATGGGCAAAGTTAAATGCTCAAGCTGAATATAAGAAAGCTTACGAAGATGGTGATGCAGATGCTATGGTAAAAGCTCAAGCAGAAATTGCAAAAGCTACATTAGCAGAACAACAGGCACCAGGATATGCACAAATGATGCAACAACAAGTTGCAGCTAATATCCCAGCACAGCCAATACAACCTGCACAACCTGATCCAGATATGCAAGCATGGGCACAAAAAAATCCTTGGTTTATGGGTAGTGAACCTGTACATAAGGAAATGACATCCTTTGCAATGTATGTAGATCAAAAATTACAAGCTAGCGGTGTAAACCCAGCAAAAGATTCAAATGCTTATTATAGCGAAGTAGATAGAGCTATGAGAGAGCAGTTCCCAAGTTTTTTTGGAGCACCTCAAGTTGAAGCGGAAGCTCAACCAGAAGTGCAGATAGAAGAAAAAAGACAACCAGCAAATGTTGTCGCACCAGCATCTAGGGCTACTGGTGGAAAGAATAGTCCTCGCAATGTACGTTTAACTCAGACGCAAGTGAAACTAGCACGTCAACTTGGTATATCGCCTGAGCAATACGCAAAACAATTACTTAAGGATTCATAATGAGCAAAGAAATTGATAATTTACTAAACGAAGTACAAGAGCCAGAAAGCCAAGAGACTTCAGAACAAGTGCGTAGCCCAAGGGCTTCAGAAGACCGAGAGGTTCACCAGCGAGTTGAAAGCTGGGAAAATCCCTCCAATTTACCAAATCCTGATCCACAACCTGGATGGGTATTTAGATATATCAGAACTGCTACTTTAGGCAATCCTGATAATCCCAATGTTTCTAAGAAATTTAGGGAAGGCTGGATACCTTGCAGATCAGAAGATCATCCTGAATTACATATTCATATGATGGACTATAAATCTGAATGGGCGGAAAAAGGACACATTGAAATTGGTGGGCAATTGTTATGTAAGATGCCAAAAGAGAAAGCGGAAGCTAGAGACAACCATTTTAGAAAAATGGCTCAAACTCAAATGGAATCTGTAGATAACGTATATTTTAAGGACCAAGATTCTAGAATGGCTACCAAGCAAGTGTTTGAAAGAAAATCAAAAACAACCTTTGGTAGAGATTCTTAATCTTTTAGATTAACTTTTTTTATTGAAAGGAGGAGACTATGTCTTCATCAGCAGCTCCAATGGGAGCAAGACCTGTTGGTTCGTTAGTTTCTTGTGCTTACAATGCAAAAATTAGTCACTATAAAATTAAGAATAACTATGGCACAGCCATATTCTATGGTGACTTTGTAAAGTGGGCAGATGATAACCCGAACACAACAATTCAAAAAGATACAGGTACAACGTCTTTAACACCAATAGGAGTATTCCTTGGGTGTTCTTATACAGACCCAGTATCTGGTCAATTTACTAACAGTCCACAATATCCTGCTTCAACAGCAGCAGATGATCTTGTGGCATATGTAGCATCTGACCCATTCTTAGTAATGCAGATGCAGTCAGACGAGTCTTTAGGTCAAGATGATCTAGGGAAGAATGTAGCGGTTGTACAAACTGCAGGTTCTACTAAATTTGGTATTAGTAAAAATGCCATTGATGGTAGCACAGCAGCTACAACAAATACTTTACCACTTAAAATTATTGACTTCGTAGAAGGAGGAGATAGTGAAATTGGTGATAGTTACACTGACGTATTGGTGATGTTCAACACTGGACATCAGTTACTTAACACAACAGGAATAGGTTAATAGGAGAATATAATGGCTAGTATTTCAAGAGCTAACGAATTAAAACAACTCCTACCAGGCTTAAACGCACTGTTTGGAGAAGAGTACAACAACTACGAAAACGAGCATGAGCAAATTTATGTAAGTGAAAACTCTGAGAGATCATTTGAAGAGGAACTAAAGCTTTCAGGATTTGGTGCTGCTCCAGTAAAAGATGAGGGTGCTGCAATATCATACGATGTAGCTAACGAATCTTTTGTTGCACGTTATACACACGAAACTATTGCTTTAGGTTTCTCAGTTACTGAAGAAGCTATGGAAGATAATCTTTATGTAAGTTTATCAGCCAGATACACTAAAGCATTAGCTAGAGCTATGGCTTACACAAAACAAGTGAAAGCAGCAGCTCCGTTGAATAACGGGTTTACAAATTCATTCCAATCTGGAGATGGGGTTAACCTGTTTACAGCAAGTGGAGATGGAGTTACTGGCGGTGATGGTCACCCATTAGTAAATGGTGGCAAGAACTCTAACAGACCAGTTACAGGTGCAGACTTGAATGAAACATCTTTAGAAGATGCTATTATTCAGATCAGCAAATGGACTGATGAAAGAGGTCTTAAGATCGCAGCTAGAGCAAGAAAGCTCATCGTTCCAACTGACTTACAGTTTGTTGCTGCACGACTCTTAGAGAGTGAGTACAGAGTAGGTTCTGCTGATAATGATATCAACGCTATCAAAAACAATGGTGTGATTCCAGAAGGCTATTCAGTTAATCATTATTTAACTGATACAAATGCTTTCTTCTTGATCACTGATGTGCCTGATGGCATGAAGCATTTTGTCAGAAGTCCTATGGTAACAAGCATGGACGGAGACTTTGACACTGGTAACGTAAGATATAAAGCAAGAGAAAGATATAGCTTTGGCGTATCTGATCCGCTAGGTATCTTTGGATCACCAGGTTCAAGCTAAACCAATTAGGGGAGCTACGGCTCCCCTTTTTTTCATATCTAGGGATATTAAAACTTTATCTATCAACTGCCCTAGCAGACAAGCCAAGATGATAGATTATTTCCGATAGGAGGAAACAATGGCAAATACATCTTTTAATGGACCAGTAAGGTCTGAAAATGGCTTTAAGGTCATTTCAAAAAACTCAAGCACAGGAGCAATAACTGAATCATTTACTTTAGATGGTTCTGGTATACAAATAGCACCTGTAGCATTATCTGATGAAGACGTTTCAGTTACTGCTGCTGCAAATGGTGGCAGAGTAAATGTAATACCTGCGTTAGCATCAAACAGAACAATCACTTTACCTAGCCCTTCAGAAGGAGTTCACTTTAAATTTATTTATGGTGGTGCTGCTGATGAAGCACAAAATGTAATTTTTGATACAGGTTCTGATACAAATTTTTATATTGGCGGTGTACAACATTTAGATACAAATGCTGATAACGTATCAGTTTATTCTGATGGTAATTCAAATTCAAAGTTAACTCTTACAGCTTTTGGAGTAATGGAAATTAATATCCTAGCCAAGGATTCAGTTAATTGGTATGTATGGGGTAATGTAATTTCAGCAACTGCTCCAGCGTTTGCTGATCAATCATAAGGAGTAAACTATGGCTGATGCAGTAACTTCACAAACCATCATTGATGGGGAAAGAAATGCAGTAATGAAGTTTACCAATGTCAGCGATGGTAGTGGAGAATCCGCAGTAGCTAAGGTAGATGTTTCTGCCTTAGCAGCTAACGCAGAAGGTAAAGCCTGTTCTGAAGTTAGAATAATGCGTGTTAGTCATGCTATCGTTGGTATGTCTGTGCAATTATTTTTTGATGCAACAAGTAATGTTTTACTTATGGAGCTAGCTGAAAGTAGTAATGGACATATGGACTTTAAAGAATTTGGAGGTATTCCAAACAATGCAGGTAGTGGTAAAACAGGAGATATTCTTTTTACAACTAAAGGGCATAGTTCTGGAGATACTTATTCAATTGTCTTAGAGATGGTAAAAGTTTACTCAGATTAATAGGAGCAATTATGGAATATATTATTTCAGAAAATGGTAACTTCCCACCTGAATATTTTGTTTTACAAAAGGATGAAGATGGTATTTATAAACCTGTATTTGGACCTGATCCAGATTTAGAAGATGCTCAACGTAAACACGCTGAGTTATCTGGTTCTGAAAAAAGAGCTAGAAATAAATCTGGTCATTACAAAGCAGATGATCCATCAACACCAGATGTAAATGAAGCTTATGTTTCAGGCAAGGCACCAGCTAAGAAAAAAGCTCCAGCTAAAAAGAAAGCTGTTGCTAAAAAAAAGCCAGGAAGACCTAAAGCAAAAAAATAATGCTTGACGAAACTTTATTGATGCAAGAAATACGTCAATGGAGTCAACGTGTATTAGAAGAACCTAATAAAGACTTTAATAATTTACCTGCTTGCCCTTTTGCTAAACATTCATGGAATAGTAAAAGGGTAAAGGTAATGCATGGTAAAGGCGGATATTGGTACGATCTAATAAAAATAATTCAAAACTTCGATGATAATTACGATGTAGTAGTTTATTGTGGCACTGACTATGATGAAATAACTGCAGAAGAATTAGAAAATCGTATAAATATACTAAATGAAGAAGCAGTACAAAATGATCTGTGGATAATGGGATCACATCCTGATACAGAAATAGATCATGCTGCAACTCAAATTAATTTTGAACCACTATTTGATGAAGACTATTATCAAATCTTTATACAAAGACTTGGAACTTTAGTTAAAGCATCAGATAGTATTGTTAAAAAAGGTTATTATAAAAATTATAAAGATAATAATTTTCAACAGCTTATCCAAAGGAGGAAACAAAAATGGCTGGAAGTAAAAAATCTAAAGTAATGAAACGAATGGGTGGAGGTATGTCTAAGTCCAAAGTTATGAAACGTGGCGGTGGTATGTCTAAATCCAAAGTTAAGAAAAAAGGTGCAGGCGGTGTATCTGGAGAAAGAAAGGGTATGATGATGGGTGGAAAATCACCAGTTATGCCAGTACAAAAACCTAAAAAACCTGGCATGAAAAAAAATCAAGCAGGACAAAATGTTATGAAAGAAGGCGGTGTAGTCGCTTATCAAGATTACGTTAAGAAAATGTTTGGTGGTGGAAAATCATAGACTGGTAAATATTTATTATGTCTAGGAGTAAAAAGGATTCACGCCTTAAGAAAGCTGGTGTTAGTGGGTACAATAAACCAAAACGTACCCCTAATCACCCAACTAAATCTCATGTAGTTGTTGCCAAAAAAGGTGACAAGATTAAAACTATTAGATTTGGTCAGCAAGGTGTGAAAGGTGCAGGTAAGAATCCTAAAACTAAAAAAGATAAAGCTAGGAAAAAATCTTATTATGCAAGACATAATGCACAAGATTCATCACCCGATAAGTTAAGTGCAAGATATTGGTCACATAAAGTAAAATGGTAATGACCAGAGCAAACTTTGGTGTTATGACAAACAGAGCACCAGCAAGTAAAAAAAAGTATAGTGAAAAGAAAAAGAGACCCAAAAGTAGGAACAGGAAAAAAACCTAAAGGTTCTGGTCGTAGACTATACACAGATGAAAACCCTAAAGATACAGTAGGTATTAAATTTGCAACACCTGCAGATGCAAGAAAAACTGTAGCTAAGGTAAAGAAAATTAACAAACCATTTGCTCGTAAGATACAAATATTAACAGTATTAGAGCAAAGAGCTAAGGTAGCTGGTAAAAATCAACAAGCTGCTATTGCTAAAAAAGGTAAAGAAGCAATTAGGAGAAAACATGGCAAGTAGTGGAACTACTACATTTAATCTAGATTTATCAGATATTATGGAAGAAGCATATGAACTATGCGGCTTAACCATGCGTTCTGGTTATGATTATAGAACTGCTAGACGTGCTTTGAATTTAATTTTTTTAGAATGGCAGAATAAAGGATTAAACCTTTGGAAAATAGAACAAGCATCACAAGCACTCACTGCTGGCACATCTAGCTATGCTGCTAATAGTGCAGCTTTAGAGATAGTAGATGCTTTTATTAGAACTGATTCTGGTGATTCAACAAAACAATTTGATCAACAGCTAACTAGAATTTCAAGAACACAATACAATCATCAAGCAAAAAAATTACAAGAATCAAAGCCTACACAGTTTTATGTAGATAAAGGTACAAGCAGTATTAATATTGTTTTATGGGCTACACCAGATTCAGCACAAACATATACTTTAGTGTATGACTATATAAAAAGAATTGAAGATGCAGGTAATGTTGCTACTAATAATGCTGATGTGCCTGCTAGGTATCTGCCATGTTTAACATATGCTTTGGCTTACAATATAGCTTGTAAAGAACCAGAAGCACAAAATAGAGTAGCTATGATAAAACAAAGATACAATGAACTATGGGATGAAGTATCTGATGCAGACAGAGAAAGAGCTGCAGTTAAGTTTGTTCCTGGTAATAACGTATATTAATTATGGCATATGCAAAAAGTAAAAAAGCTTTAGGTACTTGTGATAGATGTGGATTTACATATAAATTATCTGAGCTTAAATACGAAGTTGAAGATGAAACTAGAAATGGTTTAAGGGTTTGCAAAGATTGTTTTGATCCTGATCATCCACAGTTTCAAGTAGGAAGATTAAATACATCTGATCCTATGGCATTATTTAACCCAAGACCTGATAGTGGTCAAGAATCATCAACAACTTACTTTGGGTTTAATCCAGTAAATGGTACAAGTAATGTTTTAAGAGGATCAATAGGACAGGTTAAAATAGTTATATCATGACATACGCAGAACTAAAAAGTGCAATACAAAATTATTTACAAAATTCTGAAACTCAATTTGTTTCTGATTTGCCAACAATAATAAAACAAGCAGAAACACGCATATTAAAAACAGTTAAGCTTCCTGTATTTAGAAAAAATGTTTCAGGTACATTTACTTCAGGTAATGAATACTTAGCAACACCTACAGATTTTTTAGATAATTTTTCTTTATCTTTTACTC